TCAGTCGATCTCCTGTGGAAAAGCAAAGCGCGCAGCGATCCGGCCCGCCCAGGGAGAGGACAAGGCGGTTTCGATCACACCATGGCGGGAATAGGCGTGAATGAAGGTCGGGCAGGCACCGAGATCGCCGACGATCCCCAGATGTTTGGCCACCGACCCCGCCCGCATCCGGAACAGCAAGACATCCCCGGGTTCAAGAACGGTTCCGACCTGCACCTGCAACCAGCGTGAGGCTGCGGCGAACACCTCTTCCCGCCCCGATGGCTCGGACCAATCCTGTGTGTAAGCGGGAACCATTTCGGGCTCCGGCCCGTAAAGCTCGCGCCAGACCCCGCGCAGCAGGCCCAGACAATCCGCGCCTGCGCCGCGCAACGAGGCCTGATGCCGGTAAGGCGTTCCGATCCACCGTCGCGCGGCGCTCACAACCGGATGCTCCGGGGTCATCGTACCAGGCTCCCGCCGTCGTTGGCCCGGAATGACACTGGGTAGGACCCCAGCCAATCGTCCCCCGGGATATGCGGAAACCCTCTGAAGTTCAAAAAGTTGCCGAATTTCGACCGACACGTCCCTGCGGTCTTGTCGCATCCCGCTTCCAGCCGTACCAGATCGCCAGTGGCCAGCGGCGTTCCCAGACCCGCCCAGACCTCGACCACCCGCCGCACGCCCTCCGGCCGGTCGGACTTGATCAGCCCGATCAGACCCGTCGCTGCGCCTGATTGCACGACCAGACGCCCGCGCTGAAACCATCCGGCGGCAAAACCGGCAGCCCCGTTCACCGTCAGCACCGCCCCCGACGCCGCCTGTGCCAGCGGCACCTCAACCGAAAACGCGGGCTGGTTCAGGCCGACCCCGCAGGCCCCGTCGCCCAACAGCGCGGCGCAAGCCCGGTGAAACACCCGCCCACGCACTTGGTTCAGCGCCTCTGTCTGGCCGCGCAGTTCTGCCTTGAACTGACCGGCGACCCGGGTGATCTCGCCAAAACTGCCGCGAAACTGTTCGAGCCGCTGCACGACATCCGCCCAGTTGACCAGCCAGGACCGCACCTCGGCCCCGTCGAACCGCCCCGCCAGCAGGTCTGCCTCCGTCACGGCCGCATCCGACAGCGCCCCCATTGCCTCGGAATTGTCCACCGACAACCCGGTGGTCTGCTGCAACACCCGCGCCGTCAGCCCCGAACTCGCCTTGAAACGAACGGCTTCGAACTCCAGATCGCTGTCGTGATCCGTAAAGCCAAAGACCACCCCGTCGCGTCGCCGGACCGACCACGCGCGGCACACCGTGGTCACTCCGGTCGCCAGATGCGCATGCAAGGCAGTCACAGCCGCACCTCGATCACTGGCACATTCGGCACTTCGCCCGCCTGAAACGATCCGACCGACGTTTGTATCAGGTCCGTGTCAAACCGCACGGCCACATCGAACTCGAACCCCGCAGTGATCAGCACCCCAATGTCCGGAGGCGTCGCAAAGCTGACCAAACCGGTCGCAGGGTCAACGCTGAACTCTTGGGTTTCCACTTTCGGGTCATTGGCCAGCGCCACCTGAACGCTACCCGCCACCGGTTTTGCAATCGGCCGGACATAGGATTGATCGCCCGAACTGTAGGTCTTGACCAGCGGAAACACCGCAGTCGCTCCATCGCCCCGCCCGATCGTCTGATCCAGCGGCGAGACTGCCTGCGACGGCCGGCATGACCGGAAATCCGACCAATCCTTCCAGCGAAACCCGTGCAATTGCCCGCGCCGTGCCTCGAAGAACGCGATCAGCGCTTCGACGTCATCCAGGCTGCGCAAGCCGAACCCCGCATCATAGCGCCGTCGCGAATGCGCCCATGGCGTGTTGCGCTCTTCAAATCCATTGGCAAGCGTCACGACTTCGGTGCGTCGCTCGGGCCCCCCCATCGACCCGAAACTCAGATTGACCGGAAAACGTATCTCGTGAAAGTCCATGGCCCGCCCCTATCTGTTCCGCTGTCCGCGCGACAAGGCCCGCACCGCCTTCGCAGCGATCTGGGTCTGGCTGCGCTGAAACCCCTGAACGTCGGGAGTCTGGATGTTCATCACGACCGTGACAGACCGCCCTCCGGCGGCCTGAACTCCCAGCCGTCCGTCCGCCCCGCGCGCCAGCGGCATGATCGCCTCCGGTCCTGCCTCGCCCATCAACCCCGCCCCTCCCCGCATCGGAAAAGTCGTGGCCTGCGCCACGATGCCGCCCTTGGCGAATGGCATCACCCGGCCTTGCGCAAAACCGCCGCCCTTTTCGAATGGCAGCAATCCTCCCAGCAAGCCATTGATCCCATTTGCCAAAGCTCCGCCCAGGGCGTTCTGCACAGGGCGTAGCGCCACGTTGAAAACCGTGTCCGTCAGACTTTTCGCCAGACCGCTCAGCGCGTCGGACAGCTTCAGCCCGTCAAACACCAGTCCGTCGAAGGCTTTCCGCAAGCCCCCCGAGAACCCCGATGACAGCGCATTCACCTCGCGCCCGGTGAACACCAGGCTGTCGCGCATCCGGGCCAATTCGCCGTCAAACACCGCCACCATGCTGGTGGTCCCACCCAGCGTTGCCTCCAGTGCCGCGATCTGGTCTTGCAGATCCTCGAACTCCGCCATCGTGCCGCCCTTTCGTGATATCCGGAAACGCTGCCGCCAATTCGTCCAGCCGCGCCCGCGTCAAGGCCGGACGGGCCCGGTCGCCCCCCAGCATGATCTTCAACTCCAGTGGGGTAAGCCGCCAGAACGCCTCGGGTGTCAGCCCCAGCCCCAGCACCCCCGCCCGCATCAGCCCGGGCCAGTCGAGGCTCATTCCTCCCCCGGCATCGCAAAGGCGCGCGCCAGCATCTCGGCCGCCGCCCGCGCCGCCGCCACCAGCCCGCCACCGATCTCGACGGTCCGCAGGTCGGCGGCGGTGCCCTTCCAGCCGCCGCCGCGCAAGCCCGCGACCACCAGGGCCAGAACATCGCGCGTAGAGAATCGCCGGGCCTCGAACCGCTCGATCAACTCGATCAGCGTACCGGTTTCCAACGCCGCCTCGAGTTCGGCCAAAGCCCCCAGTGTCAGCTTGGCCACATGACGCTGACCGTCCAGCCAGACCTCCACTTCACCCGCCCAGGGGTTCGCCATCACAGCGCCGTAAAGGTCAGCGCCCCGGCGCTTGCCAGCGACATTTCATAGGTCGCCTCGCCGTTGTGGCTGCCGGCATACTCGATGCTGGTGATCTGGAACGCCCCTTCGATCACACCGAAACTGGGCACGATCACCTGAAAATCGGGCATCAGCGCGTCAAAGAAAATCTGCCGCGCCCGCTCGTCGGTGTTGGCATCCCGAAACACCCCCGAGCCCGAGATCGAGGCCGTCTTGACCCCTGCCCCGGCCAGCAATTCGCGCCAGCCACCGGCGCTTTCCAGGCTTGTGACATCCACCGTTTCGGCGTTGAAGCTGATGCGCGTCGCCCGCAGGCCCGCTACCGTTTCGAACGAGCCATCGCCGATCATGTCGACTTTGATCAACAGGTCCTTGCCGCTTTGCACAGCCATGTCAGTTCTCCGTTATTGACAGGTAAACCGGTGATCAACCGCTGATCCCCGGCAAGAATAGAGTGCAAACCTACAGTTCGACCCGCGCCCGGAAGGTCAGGTCGATCCGCCGGGTGTCGCCCTCGCCCAACCGCCGGGCACGGGCCTGAACGAAGGCGAGGTAGACCAGCCGGCCCGTGGTCAGCGGCATTCCCGCCCCCACCAGTGCGTCCGAGACAGCCCCGGCTACCAGCTTGGCCGCTCGAAACCCCGTGGCCTTGCTGATCACCGACACCGCCAGCAGATGATCGGCGCCGCCGCCGGTCTTGTCCGACCGGTCGTTCGCCACTTCCGGCCCGATCAGCACAAAGGTCTCGGGGGCCACCCCCGGCGGGGTGGCGTCCAGCACCGCCACCCCGGCCAAAGCCGCAAACCCGGTCAACCGGGTAAAAATCGCCGCCTGCAAGGCCGCTGCCGCCGCATAACTCATGCTGGTTCCTCCTCGCGGGCAAAGCAGGTCAGATAGCCACCCGACAGATCGCGTTCGGTCACCGCCAGCACCAGAAACACCCGTGCCCCGTCGCGCAGCCGCTGTTCGGGACGCGGCCGCCGGGGTGAACCGACCGCCGCCCCCCGCACCGTTATCCGGAAATCGACCGAGGCAGTCAGCACCTCCTCGCCGTTCACCTCGCGCCCGGTCGAGGGCTTGACCTCGCCCCAGATCGTTCCCAAGGGCACCCAGGTCAGTGTCAGCCCACCGGCCCCGTCCGCCACCTCCACCGGGTCTTCCAGCACCAGGGGCCGGTTCAGCATCACTCTCATGCTGCCCCCCCGCCCAGAACCCGCACGTTGCGCCAGCGCTCGATCAGCCCCTGAACCGAAAATGGCAGCCCGGCCACGACGCCTGCCTCGTGCCGCCGCTCGTAGTATTCGGCCGCCAGCATCAGCACCGCCTGCGCGAGGTCTGCGGGCACCAGCGCCCAGGTCGCTCCGAACCCCGCGTCGAACACGACTTCCGCCTTGCCGTCGACCGGCACCGTCGGCAGCAGCACTCCGGCCGCCGCCAGCCGCGGCCGGTGCGTGTCGGGCACCAGCCGATAGCGCGCCGGATCGACCAGCACCGCTCCTCCCGCCGCATCGACCAGCGTGACCGAGACGACCTGCGTCACCGGGGCGACCGGCAAGGCCTGCCCCCCCTGATCGCGCCACGACTCCAGCACCCACAGGAATCGCCGGGCAATCAGAACCTTGCCGATCCGCCCCTCGATCGCTGCCAGAGCCGCGCGCAGATACCCCTCGATCAGCCCATCCTGCATCCCGTCGTCGCTGAACCCGGTACCAAGCCGCAGATGATCCTTCAGGCCCTGCACCGGCAGCGCCGCCAAGGGAACTGTCGTCTGTTCGATCAACATCATGTCCGCTCTCCGAACCCCAATCCCCTGCCAGAATCGCTGGACGCGCGCCCCGTGCCGCTCGGACGGAGGGGGAGCTGCTAGACGGCACGGGAAACCGACGCGCGCCCAGAACCTGCCCCCTCAGGGGGGCAGGTATTCCCGATGCCGGTCAGGACACCGCGAATTTCAGCAGCTTGATCGCCGCAAAGTCCGACACATCGCCACCGACCCGCTTGGTCGCATAGAACAGGACATGCGGTTTGGCGCTGAACGGGTCGCGCAGGACGCGAACATCCGGACGTTCCGCAATCGTGTAACCGGCGGTAAAATCCCCGAACGCAATGGCATGGGCGTTCGCGGCGATATCCGGCATATCCTCGCAGACCAGTACGGAATAGCCCATCAGCCGCGCCGGTTCTGCCGCAGCCAACCCGTCCGACCACATGAACCGCCCGTCGGCGTCCTTCATCTTGCGCACGGCGCCCGCGGTTTTCGAGTTCATCACAAACGTCGCATTGGCGCGGTAGTCGGCCCCGAGCGCATAGATCAGGTTCACGATGCTGTCGACCGCATTGGTGGTCGGAAAGTCAGCAGCCGCGCCCGACGGAACGTAGCCAAGGCTGCCCCAGGTCCAGGTCGCGTTCGGTACCTTGGCCGGCAGCAAGAAGCCTTTGGGCTTGTCGATCCCGTCGCCGTTGACAAAGGCCGCCGATTCCGCGCGGATGAACCGCGTGGCGATCTTGCCCGCCAGCCAACCCTCGACGTCAAAGGCGCTGTCGTCCAGCAACCGCTGGCTGGCCTTCGGCATGGCCGACAACTCGTGCAGCCGGATCGAGATCCGCTCGATGATCGGCGTCGAGGTTTCGGCCTGCGCACCGGTCTCGGTCGCCCAGCCCGAGCCCACTTCGCTGCGGTCGATCAGGACGTCGAACGACACCGCATCGACGTTCACCACGTTGGCAATCGCCCGGATCGACGACGTCGACACCAGCATGCTGCGGATACGGTCCGCGGTCTGCGGGTCTACGAGGTAGCCGCCATCGGCCGCAACGGCCGTGTTCAGCGCTTTGCCCTCGAGAACCAGGCCGCGCAGGCCATCGTCGTCGCCCGACCGCACATAGGCGTCGAACGCCTTCATGTGCGGCGCTTCCACGTCGGCATGGGCCGAAAGTGCCGGGCGTCCATAAGTCATCGTTTTGCGATCAAGCATGGTCAGTCGCTCTTCCTGTTGTTGCAATGAAGTCTTCACCTCGTCCTGAAAGCCTATGAAGGCATTCAGAAATCCCGCCATGGCGGATTTCACTTCCGCACCCGGATGCTGTGGGCCGGGCAGATCTGCCCCGGCCCGAGAGTTTCTCTCGGTCATGTCGTTTTCCTCAGGTTGGTCGTGAAAGGCCGCTTACCGCCGGGCCATCAGCAAGGCCGCGTCGTTCAAGATCGCTGCCACATCGCGCCAGTTGCAGGCGTCAAGGTCGTCGCTCTTGGCCTGCACCCGCGCCTCTTGAAGCATCGGAAATGTGACCAGCGACACTTCCCAAAGCTCCAGCTCAGACAAGCGGCGCTGCCCCTTGCCGTCGCGTTCCGCCCTGACCGTTCGATAGCCGATCGACAAACCGTCGATGGCACCCGCCGCCAGCAGGGCCACAGCCTCGCGCCCCTTGGCAACCTCGGTCAGGATGCGCCCCTTGACCCACAGACCCGTGGTATCTTCGCGCACCTCGTCCCAGACCCCGATCGGCTGCGCCGGGTCATGCTGCCACAGCATCTTGACCCGCGCCCCCTTTGTGCCCAGCCGGACGAGCGAGCCCTTGTAGGCCCCCGGCTCCACCACGTCGCCGCCCTGATCGCGCTTGCCGAACAGGCTGGCATAGCCTTCGACCTGACAGCCGTCGGTCACCGTCAAACCGGCGTCCATCCGTTGAAACTTGCGTTCCGGCGCGCCCCAATCCGTCCACATCGTCAT